GTGTTAATTCGCGGCTCTTTTTTATTAGTAATGTCTTTACGATTGTAGTTGAAGTTGGGAAAAAGTTTTGTATTACTTCTTTACTTTTAGTTGGGTATGTAACCCAGTGATACGTATGAAAATCCTTTTTAATTAAAACAATAGCAACATCCCCCGCTTTTAACTTATCGAATTCTGTTTGTTCAACAGTAAAACCTTTTGAAGTAAGAAAATTAACTAGCTCATGCGGCCAAGTAATTTCCATCGCCTCTTGATTAAAGATGCTCATTATTACTCTCATTAGGTTTCCGCTTTTTTGAATTTCTCTACTGATCTCAATGTCAGAATATGTAACATTTAGATGCGAAAATTCTTTCAGTGCGTTCTCGATAGCATTTGGTCCACAAGATATGTAGTGCCTTTTAAATGCCCCAGAATCGTCTGTAGCGAACGTTCCTTTCTTAATCGCTCCACACCCGCAGAACAAAATCAATGCGAGCAATATGAACGGAAGAACATACTTTTTGAGTGTAGGTTTTATACTCATACATTATTTTACACAAAAACAAAAGGAATTGTGTAATTCTCAATAAGCCTATGAAAAACAAAGATGGCTCTCACAAGCCTATCAAAATCCGAGGCGGCAAGGAACTAGCGACTGAAGTTAGAAAAGACAACTGTGACGAAACACGCTTTATTGCCGAAAACCCAATTAAAAGACAAATCAGAGTAAACCAATTTCCTTGGACTGAAAAACAGAAAGACTTTTTTAGAGTAGCTTTACATCCACACACAAGAATAATCTTTGTAAGCGGGCCAGCGGGCACATCTAAAACTTTGCTGGCAACCTACTGCGCTCTTCAGTTACTCAACCTTAAGTCTATTGAAGAGATTATGTATCTACGGTCTGCCGTAGAATCATCAGACAAAAGCCTTGGTTATTTGCCGGGCAACGCTGATGAAAAGTTAAAGTTTTTTAATTTGCCATTTTTAGACAAACTCACAGAGCTTTTGACAGGAAAGCAAGCCGAAAAGCTAGAGCAAGAAAATAGAATCTCTATGTTCCCTGTAAACTTTGCGCGGGGTATGAACTGGCAAGCTAAGTGCGTTATCCTTGATGAAGCGCAAAACTCAACAGAAAAAGAAATAATGACTGTTCTCACCCGTTTGGGTGAAGGTAGTCGCGCTTTTATTCTAGCTGACCCAATGCAAACAGACCTCAAAGGGTATGACAAAACAGGCGGCTACCAAAACCTAGCGCAAATCTATTCTGACGAAGACTCTCTGCAACATGGTATTTATCACTTCACTTTTGATGAAGATGACATCATGCGTTCTGAGCTTGTTAAGTTCTTAATCAAGAAGCTAAATCAATCAAAAAGCAAGTAAACGAAACCCTGTGGTTTTTTTAATTACTTTTAAATATTTTTAATTATAACAAGTAACACGAACATTGTTCGTGGGTATGTTTAACCTATTTACCTTTACTCTTCTTGGGGTCTTTTTTGGCTTTACGCCACCCCTGAGAATATAGGAATCGAGTAACAGTGTTACCAAACTTAGTTACGTTTTCTTCTGATGCATCCCAAAAAAATGCGTGAGCAAACTCGTGAATCATTGTGTTCATAAGCTGTCTCTCCGTTTGGTTCGGATTAACTATGATTTTCGGGTCATCTTCTGATGGGTCAAAGCAGAGCCCCACAGCGTTGTAGGCTTTAGGTGGTTTCTTCAAAATCACCTCGTATCTTACTTTTCCATCACAAGTTCTGAATACAAAAGGCTTTTTCATGGTGTATACCTAATTACATTAAAAATAGAAAAAAAACCTTTAAAAATTATAATTTATTATGAACATTTATTGCAAGTCTTGTGGGGGTCCAACCGCTTACGGCTCAAAAAAGCCCAAATTTTGCAGTCATTGTGGTCAACCGTTTAATTCTATGGCAAAAGCCAGCACGCCAACTAAACGTCCTGCTCCACAGAAAAAACAGGTTATTGCTCAAGAATTTCACGAAGATGAGGCTATGGCTGATGATTCTCCTCGGATACCTAATATATCTAGACTTGACGCTGATATAGAAGTAGGCAGAGCAAGAGGGGTAAAGCTTGGGGAAATAGCTGGCACGGCTAACGAAAATGACGAAGCGTTTATAAGACCCTCGGATGGTACAGAAATAAGCTCAGAACAAGCCCTGAAGCAATTACAGAAAGAAGCTGGATCAATAAGGCAAAAGGGAAGCTCTTAATGCCCAAAAAGCCCAAAAGGCCAAAATTCGAAGAAAACATTGACGTAATCGACCAAGAGATAAGGAAGCGTAGGAACAAATGGAATCTTACCGCTTTAGCTTGGATGGATTTTGATGATGTATCTCAGATTTTAAGGTTTCACATATTTAAGAAGTGGGATATGTATGACCCATCTCAACCCTTGACTCCTTGGGTTAATAGGATCATTTCGAATCAAATAAAAAACCTAATCAGAAATAACTATGGTAATTTCACAAGACCCTGTTTAAAATGCGCTGCCGCTGAAGGGTTTGGGGGCTGCAATATTTATGGAGACCAAGACAGCAAATGTCCTTTATTTGCTAAATGGGAAAAAACCAAGAAAAGAGCTCATGACGCAAAATTACCTTTGGCTTTAGAAAACCACACTAAAGAGGTATCTTCTATGGGTGGAGACTTTTTTGATGTTGAGCTTGCGGCTAAAAAACTTCATAAAAAAATGAAAACGATCCTTAAAGCTAATGAGCTACAGGTCTACGAGTTGCTATACATAGAAAACCTAGAAGAAGAAGATGTAGCTAAAAAGATGGGGTACAAAACCACAGAGAAAAATCGACAGCCGGGCTACAAACAAATCAAGAACATTAAAAAATCTATTTTGATAAAAGTTAAAAAAGAGATAGAAAAAAACGGCGCAGATATATTTTAACATGTCCGACATGACAAAAGAACAAAGGCATCAGGCTGCTGTCGATCTTTGGAGAGAAAGAGAAGCGGCTAACGAAACACCTCCATCCTTACAAGAGGTAATGGCGGTTTCTTACCCAGACAAACCCGACCTAGACGGCAGAAGCAAAGAGGCGAGAGAGCTTAAATCGTTTTTAGCGGAACTAGAAATAGAGCCTGACGGAGCTCATGTTTACCACCCGAAAGAAATAGAGCCTTTAACTGACGAGCATAAAGAATTTATCATAAATAATGCAAAGGTGATGGGGGGTACGCACTTAACTCGCACTGTATACAATGACCCAACGATAACCCCACTTGATGGCAGAGTGAGACTTGTGAATGAGTTTTTAAAAACTTTGCCTGAAGATATAGTCACGCAAGACACTCAAGACATCCCAGACCCAGCATATACCCCGCCTAAAACATTTGATAAAACCTTGTTGTTGGTCAACAAATATATCCACGAAAAAATAGAAAAGAAAAAAATTAATGGCCGACAAAAGAAAGAAATTAACGCCCTTATGGGTTATATAAACACCGTAAGATTTATTCACCAAGTCAGCACCTTTGACAATAACATGGATAGAGAATTGTTTCAATCCAGTTTTGTTCGTTATACGCATGACAAGCCAGACCTTACTCAAGAAGAAGTTGACCAATATATTGTGCTTTCTACGGAGGTTGTAATCGGCTCTAGTATTCAAGCTCGCTCTGAACGCTTACAGCAACTACTTGACAACGCAGCAGAAGACAGTGAAGGTAGGCGGCTGGCTATGGGGTTAGTGCAAGCCATCAGTGCGGCACAAACAGAATATAACCAATGCGTCGGAAGACAGCATAAGTTATTGGGTGATTTAAAAGAAAAGAGAAGTGACAAGCTTAAGAGTCAGATAAAAGAGAGTGCAAGCGTTGTTCATCTTGTGCAAATGTGGAAAGAGGAAGAGTCCAGAAAAAAACTTATTGCTTTAGCTGAACTCAGGAAAAAGGGAGTAAAAAAAGAAATCAAAAAACTGTCTTCAATGGACGAAGTAAAAGCCCGAATCATGGGCATAAGCGAGGACGAGGTATTAAATGGTTAGTTGTAAGATTTGCGGAAAAGAGTTTGATTCGGATAGACAATTACACGCGCATCTAAAAGCTCACAAGATGCGGGTAATTGAGTATTATCAATCTCAATACCCTAGATACGACAAATTCGATAACACCATTATTAAGTTTAAAAGCAAAGACCAATATTTCGCCAGCGATTTCAATACTAGAACCAATCTTAAAAAATGGATTAAATCTGCACCCAAAGACGAAGTTAAAGAATACTGCGAGAACCTTCTTATAGACAGAAAAAAGAAAAAGAATCTAGAATATGCGCCGACTCAGGTTGAGCTTAGAACCCTGCTTATACCACCTATTCAATGTTACAATGAGTTGTTTGGTGACTACTATGAGCTATGCAGGAAGCTGGGTTTTAAAACAGATTACTTTAATTACGATAAAATTATTACTGGCTCAGAAATCAATAACTCTAAAAAGATTTACATAGACACTAGAGAGAAAAAGCCTTTAAATTTCAAAAATGTGGAAACCGAGGTTAGAACCTTGAAGTTTGGCGACTACGCTTTTAGTGACGAAGAGGCTTCTTGTAAGTGTTATATAGAAAGAAAATCGACTAGCGATTTCATAGGAACCCTAAGCGGGGGTTACGATAGATTCTGTAGAGAGATAGAAAGAGCGCAACAAGCTAATGCTGGTTTTGTAATATTGGTAGAAGAAACCCTTAGTAATTGTTTAGGTTTTAATTACTTACCTCACGTTTATAAAAAAGGAACCAAAGTAACTCCAGAGTATTTATTTCATAACGTAAGAAAACTTGGGCAAACCTACCCCTTCATTCAGTTCTTATTTGTAAAAGGAAGAGTTAGAGCAGCAGAAACTGTGCAAAAAATATTCACGTCTGGGTGCGCTTTTAAAAGTGTTGACTTGCAGCTAGCCTATGATACTAAAAAATTGTAATGTGGTACTCTCCTGAAAAATATGATAAGGAATTCGAAAACCTTAACGATCAATTCTTAGCTCTAAAAGGTGAGCTTGAAGATAAGGAGGCTAAGATATCTTTGGCCAAGTTCTTGAGGGCTAATTTAGGGTTTACTACCGAATTGATTTCTGGTATCAAGCTAGCAGCTTACCAAGAAGCCACGCTAAAGGGAATGATGAACCGCAACTTTTCTATGTGTGTCTGGGGCCGTGGTTGTGGTAAGACTTTTATTGCTTCTGTGTTTTGTTTTCTTCAATGCATATTTGAACCTGGCACTAAAATACTTATTGCTGGCCCGACGTTTCGTACTGCGAGGTTTATTTTCAATAACCTAGAGAAACTAGTGGAGTCGAAAGGAGCAGAGCTTCTGTCGCAATGTTTCGGCGCTAAGTCTAAACGCAACGATCAGTTTGAGTGGAGCATCAATGGTGGGACAATTACGGCGATCCCACTTAACGGTGAAAAGATTCGTGGTTTCCGCGCCAACGTGCTGGTGCTTGATGAGTACCTTCTTTTGCCTGAAGATATTATCAAAACTGTGTTGATGCCATTTTTGGTCGCGCCTCAAAACATGAAAGAGCGTTTAGAGATCAGAGAAATGGAGAATAGACTTATAGAGCAAGGGGCAATGAAAGAGGAAGATCGAATGGTGTTCGAAAATAATTCAAAGATGATTGCCTTGTCTTCTGCATCTTATACGTTTGAAAATCTATTTAAGACCTACAAGGAATGGATGGAGAAGATACAAAATAAAGACCACCATGACGCAAAATACTTTATATCACAAATGAGCTACGAAGCTCTACCAGAAGAAATGGTAGACCCGACTATTATTGAGGAGGCCCAAACTGGTGGTGTTTCAAACTCGTCTTTTCAACGCGAGTATTGTGCTCAATTCACTGACGGTAGTGACAGCTATTTCAGCGCCAAGAAGATGCACGAATGCACTGTCCCAGATGGGGAAGAGCCAACGTTAAGGCTGTCTACTCAAGACGGTTCAAAATACATAATTGCAATTGACCCCTCGTTCTCTAACAGTCCTAGCTCTGACTACTTTGCTATGACTATAATGGAATTAAATGAGGAGAACAAAACTTCTACAGTTGTTCATAGTTATGCGGTGGCTGGAGGCAATCTTAAAGACCATATAGCTTACATGCATTATTTAACTGACAGCTTTAATGTGGTTATGGTTATTATTGATAACGCAGGGTATCAGTTCTTGGATAGCTGTAATGAAAATGATAAATTTAAAAACAAGAAACTCAAGTTTATAGATTTTAACAGTGACGCTGAAGGGGTAGATTACGAAAAAATGCTTCGTAACGCTAAAAGACAATACAATAAAGAATTAGGCCATATGTGCTTTAAACAAGTGTTTACCACTAATTTTATTAGAAACGCTAACGAATATTTACAAGCTTGCATTGACCACAAGAAAGTCTGGTTTGGTTCCAGAATTGCCCCAAACCCAGACGCTTTTATGAGAGAGTCAAATAAGAGACTTCCGTTAGTCTACCCACAAGGCGAGGGTATCTTAGATTTGATTGAAAACCAAGATAATCTAATATATCAGACAAAAAAGCAATGCGCCCTTTTAGAAGTCAATTCGACAGCCAGAGGAACTCAATCTTTTGATTTGCCCCAGCATTTAAAACGAAATACCTCTGCCAATAGAGCCAGAAAAGATAATTATACTACCTTAATGCTTGGCAACTGGGCGGTTAAATGTTATTTTGATATGATGGACTTGGGAGAAATCAATGTAAATTCGACTTTTAGCCCATTAATGATACAATAATTGTGTAACTCAAAACAGCAATGACAGGCAAAAGGAAAACAGCTAGGAAGGCAAAGGTGGAAGAGGAAGTTAAGCCGTTAATGGTTTCGGAAGCTTCTGAGTCTTTAGCGTCTTCAAGTACCACAACTACCACACCCACTCGTAGAAACGCATCTGGCACTATCACAAGGACTGATAGATACAAGAATATCTCTGATGGCCTTATTCCTTACAAATTTACTCCAGGCACGGGCTCCAGTAATCGCTCAAATATTGACGTAAGAGATTCCGTAATTCTTTGCCAGAAAGCTTACTACAACTTTGCCGCTTTTAGAAATGTCATTGATTTAATGACCGAATTTTCAATCAGTGACGTTTACTTCAAAGGCGGAACCAAGAAGTCTAGGGATTTCTTTTCAGCTTTTTTCAGGAAGTTAAATATACTAGGATTTCAAGATAGATTCTTTAGAGAGTATTTTAGGTCTGGTAATGTTTTTATTTATCGTTTCGATGGCAAAGTGCAGCCTGAAGACATGAGTAAAATTACTCAGATGTACGGTGCTAGTTTTGCCGCTGAAGAAAAGCTTCCCGCCCGTTATATGATTTTAAACCCAGCAGACATTCAACTAACTGGTTCTGCTGCGTTCTGGAACGGTAATTACTATAAGGTATTTTCAGATTACGAGTTATCTAGACTTCAGAACCCACAGACTGACGAGGACAGAGAAATTTTAGATTCTCTCGATCCAGACTCAAGGAAAATGCTTCAAACCAACAAGCGGTCTAAGATTGTGTTGATGAAGCTCGACCCAAAAAAGGTTCGCCCTGTTTTCTACAAGAAGCAAGACTACGAGCCATTCGCTGTGCCTTTGGGTTTCCCAGTTTTAGAGGATATTAATTACAAAGCCGAACTAAAGAAAATGGATATGGCTATTGCTCGCACTATGCAGCAAGCGATCCTATTGGTCACGATGGGTACTGACCCAGAGAAAGGCGGCGTAAACCAAAAGAATTTAGAAGCGATGCAGACGCTGTTCCAGAATCAATCTGTGGGTCGTGTTCTTATTGCTGATTATACCACAAAGGCTGAATTTGTAATTCCAAATATTGGTTCTTTATTGGACGGTAAAAAATATGAGGTTGTGGATAGAGACATTCAACTTGGTCTCAATAATATACTTGTAGGTGAAAGCACTTTTGCAAATCAAAACGCAAAAATTGATTTATTCATCGCTAGGCTTGAGCAAGCCAGAAGAACCCTAATGGAAGACTTCTTAATCCCAGAGATTAAAAGGATTTCAAAAGCTATGGGTTTCAAAAGCTACCCCACCCCTTACTTTGACAGGATTACTCTTAAAGATGATACAAACATGCTGCGTATCTACAATAGGCTTATTGAGCTAGGTATCCTAACCGCTGAAGAAGGATTAGAGGCTATTGACACTGGTAGATTACCAGACAAAGAAATGTCATTAAAGTCTCAAGAAGAATTTAAAGAGTTAAGAGAGCAGGGTCTTTATGAGCCTTTAATCGGCGGCAAGAATCAAGCCGAAATTAAAAAAGACGCTGGGAGACCAGAAGGAGGGCCAGCACCTACCCCAGAACAAAATCCTGCTGGACAAGGAGAACAGTCAAATGCTGTTAACTACAGCTTGACTAAGGTAACAGATAATTTAACAAAAGCTTCAAAGCTATTTAAAACGGTGGAGGCTAGTCTAAGGAAGAAGCACAAAATTAAAAGACTAAACAAAGAACAAAAGCAAGTCGCAGAAGATATCGCTTGTATTATCATTGCGAATGAGAGCCCAGAAAGCTGGGATAAAAAAGTCTCTCAGTATGTGCGGAAGCCTATCGACACCAACCACGACAGAATAGCCGAAGTTAGAGAAGTCGCTTTTGAGCATCAGGTAGATGATTACCTAGCAAGCATTCTTCTCGCTAGTAAGGCGTAAGGTCGTGGTAAATGCCAAACAGGATTATATACAATGCCCAAGATTTATTCTTCGGGCTGGCAAGCGGAGTAGATAACTTTCCGCTAGTTACTGGTACTCTTTCAGATGGAAATACTGGTACGTTCGAAGTTCTCAAAAGAATTCATAGAGTTCAAAGTTTTAACTACGATATAGTTACAAATAGAGAAGATATTGGTTTAATAGGTAAGTCTTCTTTTGATTCCCACACTCTTTCTAGCCCTCCAGATGTAAACGGTACTATCTCATACTTTATCGAAGGGTTAAGTAACGAGAAAAAAATGGGCTTTAATGTTCTAACTAGTGGGGCTACAAATTTACCTAATAAAGAGTTTACGTATAATTTCGTAGATGGAAACAAGAAGCAAAATATATATTTAGCCGTAAATAAATCTGGCGAAGATGCTCGCACTACTCCAACTTTCGAGCCCACTGAAATACCTGATTTAATTAGCTCTGGTAGGGCACTGGAGATGACTGTGCCTGCAATCGACAACTTGGGCTTGCTTGTATTTCAAAACGCTTACATAAACAATTACAACCTAGATATCACAGTTGGCAACTATCCAAAAGTTGATGTTGGCTTTGTAGCTGACAACGTGATATTTCTGGGGTCTGGGTCAGGAATCAAAACGCCACTAATTAATAGTCAAGACGCTGAAGTTGAATACGGCGATAAAGAGTTAATCATACCTAAAAATTACGGAAGAAGGAACCCAAACTTTGACGTAACTCATACTTTTAGGCCAGGTGACGTAACGATTGGAATATCTAAGCGGGCAGCGGATGAGGATATTTTAGTTCAAAACGACATGGAAAGCTCCACCGACTTTGTTGGCTTTCATGGGGCCACAGTGGCTTTAACTTCTTCAGAGCAATACCAAGGCTTACAGTCTTTACAGGTTAATCAAGCCTCTTCAATTACTAATGGTAATTATGGTGGGGCAATGATACGTGTCCCAATACAACAAATGGTGGTTGGAGAATATTATACTTACGAATTTTTTGTTAAAGCCAACACTACCAAACCAGAGGGAGAGCTACTAAACGTAAGCCAAGATGGAATACCAGGCACATTTAGTTTAAATCAGTTTGTGGGTAATGCTTGGACTAAAATACAAATAAGAAAAAAACTAACTTCCGCCCCATCCAGTAGCAATAAAGTTTTCAATATTTTCTTTGGTAGCGCACCTAGCTTAATTTTTTACGTTGATTCATTCAAGGTTTACAAAGACGCAGAAAACGAGCCCATTCAATTTTACAGAGATATCTTTCAGTCGGTTAAGATGAGTATACCGATGGACAGAGAAAACCTTTCTTGCGTTGGCCACAAGTACCACTTAGATAGAAACTTGACTCTGCCACTCAAGTCTACTGTTACAATCGATATGATTGAAAGTGGGTCAAACTACCAAACCTCTGGCAACTTCTTAGATAATTTACGTAGAGACGAGAAGTATGACATGAGTTTAACGTTTGTTGATGCTTCTGGAAATCAAGGTATGAAGTTTAATATCTTCGGCAGTAAATTTGAGGGTGCAGCTTACAACTCTGATATTGGTTCAAATAAAACAGTATCAACTACTTTTACAATGTCTAATGATTATGACTTTGCTAGAAGTGTAATATCTGCTGAAGGTCAAGGCTTGTTTATCCTAGATCATTTAGTGGACGATAATTTAAACATATTAACCACAGACGGCGGTGATCCGATGGTTGACGAAACCCCATTCTTGTTCTAATGGCTACTAAGATTAGAAATGTTGAATTGCTAACGCTCGCTAGAAGCGATGCGGGTACTCCTGTATTGGGGCATGTAGGTGTTGGTATCGATGCTAATTTGATTCAAGATTTCGAGATGGGCCTTTCAAGGGTTAGCTCTGCGGCTCAATTTAATTTGGCTCTTAATGTAGAGGGAGCAACGACCAATACTGCTCACTACGGTGGTATTGCTTTTACTCAGGGCGCTAGCGCTGACACAGTGATGGCTTCTATCAAGGCGGTTAATACTAGTGTTGATGGTTATATTGATCTTTCTTTTAATACTAGAAGCGTAACCAATGTATTATATATCAAAGCTGACGGTAAAGTTGGGGTGAAAAAAATACCTACGACTTACGCTTTAGAGGTAGATGGGGATGTTCAAGCTACAAACTTCAGAGGGGCATTCATTGGTAATCTTACTGGAAACGTAACAGGCACTGTTTCAACTTTATCAAATCACGACACAGATGATTTATCGGAGGGCTCTAGTAATTTATACTTTACAAACGAAAGGGCTCAAGACGCTATTGGGACTATGCTTTCTGGTAACACAGAAACACTTATCACCGTAACCTATGATGATAGCAATAATGAGATTGACTTTGTTGTAGATAATGATTTATCGAATTACTCAAATACTAGTTCAGCTTTTATAACCTTAAGTAGTATCTCGGTAACAGATAGCGGTGGAGATGGCTCTCTTGCTTACAATAACTCAACAGGCGTTATAACTTACACTGGCCCTTCCGCTTCTGATGTTAGGGCTCACTTTTCTGCGGGAACTGGAGTAGGTATAAGTAGTGGGGAAATTTCTATCGGTCAAGCGGTAGCTACTAATAGCAATGTAGTATTTAATCAAGTAACCGCAGCTTTAGTTGGTAATGCGAGTACAGCTACAACTTTAGAAACCGCAAGAAACATAGTCGTAGGAAAATCCGTCGCAGGTGCAGGCGACATTGACGCTATTACTCAATCATTCAATGGCGGTGCAAACATTAGTTTTGACTCAGAACTTAATTCTCATTTACCGAGTAATCTCAGAGCAACCACTAGTAGCAATATAGCCGACGAGCCCAGCAATAACGCTGTTAAAATTATTGGCAGTGACATTAATACGCCAAGATTAAAAATCAACAGACAAGGCTTGATAGTAGGATTTGAAGAGGTGGCTACTTCAGGTGGTGGTGGATCAGGTGGAATTTCAGCTTTGACGCTAAATACAAATGGACTGCTGTACTTAAACTCAGGTTTTACCTCTCAAACTGAAACCACAAGCACTTCGACTCCAGCTTTAAATTTATACTTAAATGCTGCGGGTTTATTTACAGCCTTAACAGAATCAAGCGGTACAATGTCGATGACAATCGGCGGTACAACCAAGACATTAGATTTACCAAACACCAGCTTTACCCTGCTTGCTTTAAGCGGAAATACTTTACAAGTACAAATAGGCGATACCCTACTAGAACGGCCCTTGGATGGTCTTAGCGTGGCTAGTGCAACTAATGCGACGAATACGACTAATATTAATGTAGCTGCGGATGGCTCAAACGCGACAAGGTATTTAAATTTTGTAGATGGCACAAGTGGCAACAGAGCTTTAAAGGTAGACGCCAACTTAACTTACAACCCAAGCACCAACACTTTAGCTACCACAACTTTTTCTGGGGCTTTGAGTGGTAACGCTACTACATCTAGTGGACTGCTGATTGGTTCTACTGTTTATGTTCCATCAAGCGATGCAAATTTTGCTGAATCTTTGGTGTTAAGAAACTCAAGCAATGAAGTCTCTATAGCCAAACTAATTTTATCCAACAACACTACAGCATCTAATTTAGATGTGATAGTTGGCAAGATAAGCGGCAGTGATACTTTGCATGAGTTTTCAAGTAGTCAAGTAAGAACTTTCCTTGGTAATAGCCGTTTCCTGCCTACGCCAAGCAGCGGCGTATACAATATAACAGTAAGCAATGCAACCAGTGCTACAAGCGCAAGTAACGCAACCACTGCTACCCGTTTACTCACAACTGCAAACGGAGTAGTCAAAACAATAAACAGCAACGGCACTCTTTCTATTGGTTCTTTATCTAGTGGTGATATACCAAACAACGCCGCTGATACAAGCGGCAACGCAGCAACTGCTACCGAAGCTGGGGGCTTAACTTCAGGAACTGATATCTTACCAGCAAGCTTCGTTGGAAACTCTACTAACACCATAGTTGCTAGAGGGACTAGTGGCGCAATAAGTGTGGGAGCGGTTTCTTGCACATCAATTAGCGCAAGCGCTAACATCACAAGCACGCAAAACATGCAAGCGCAAAAAATCGTGCTTACAAATTCTGCTGACTCACTGCAAGCAAAAGACATTAGGCCATACGGAACAGCGGCAAGTATACCTGGCGCAAGCTCTGGTGCGGGCGGTAGTACGTTTTCGTCTGCTTCTGTTTTTGGCAGCACTATAGGTGCGTCAAACAACGCGTTTGACACTATGTTCATGAACAGGGGGTATTTTTATAGGGGCGTTATTTTACTATCTGATCAAAGAGTAAAAGAAAACATATCGCAAAGCAGTCTTGGTTTAAATTTTGTAAGACTCTTAGAGCCAGTGGAATTTAATATGCGTGGTAGCTCTACCCCTAGAGTTTATCAAGGCGTAATTGCCCAAGAAGTAGAATCAGCGCTTGAAGAGTTGGGGGCCAATAACTCCGCCATCACAAATATCATAGATTACGATCATGATGGAGATGCGGAAGAAAACGAGCAAAAAGCAAAAGCTCTTGACAACACTCAAATAATGTGGGTGCTATTTAATGCTGTAAAACAATTAGACGCTGAAGTGCAAGACCTAAAGAAACAATTAGAAGAAAAATAATTGGACATATTTTCAAAAAAAAGTTATATTAGTTTACTTATGAGTGAAGAACAACAAGAACAACAAGAGCAACAGCAAGTACCGAAAGAGTTAGACCTCCAACAATCTTTCAATCTGTTAGTCAATTTAGCAAGACAAAGTAAGCTCACATACGAAGAGCACGCTTTAGTCGATAGGTCAGTGCAAAAAATAGCGGAAAAACTAGAAGTCAATAATTAGTCATAAATACTCATAATTAAGAAAGGGCGCTTTTTGGCGCTCTTTTTTTGTGTAACAATATATATGAAAAACCTAATTTCATGGGCCAAACAAAACGCCTTATCTCTAGCTCAAACCATAATGTTGTTCTTCACTGCCATTATTCTCGCTGTGCTTCTGAATAATCAAATCAAAACGTCTGAAGTGCATCAACTAAACGAAGAGCTAACTCAAGAGGTTAGAACTCTCGACAGAGACACCAATGACATCATGATTAAAATGATTGAGCAACGTGGTCAGATTATGCAAATGGGCGCGACTATTGAAGAGGCCAATGAAATTATTCAAAGTTTAGTCGGCAGATTGCAGCAAATGCAGGAAGAACTCAACAAGGCCAAAGGTCGGAGTGAATCATAAAAATGCATAATTATTTATATTTTTTTAGTAAAATGTCCATATAGCGTGTAGTTTATTAATAAGCCTTATGGACAACCTTGAGTACGAATTTTCGGGACAGAACGCCTCTAGAAGTAGAGGCCATGATTTCGTAATTGAGGTTAAGCCTCAAGAGGCCCAACAGCAAGACGATGCGGTTGAATTTTCTGTAGGCATAATCAATGCTCTTGTAGAAAAAATTGAAGCTCACAATTCTTCTCAACCTAAAAAAGTAACACTTTATCAATTAAAAAAAGTATTCTGTGATAGTCTTGAAGACTACATGCAAAGTGAAGATGTTAGTAATACAGAGTGGGCTTTTGCTAAAGTAAATTTATATTTAAGGATAGCTTCGGGTGAACACGCTGGAACCGTAAATGTGGTTAATACTTATAAAAAACCTAATTTAATCGAAGTTTCCGCTAATTGGCTACCCAGCCAAAAAGACATAGATGCGGCAAAATTAACCGTGCAAGATAAAAAGCTGGTTTACGCTTTTGAGTCAATTGACGAATTGTACATTAACTTCCAACCAATTCAATGGGAAATTGATTAGTTTTCTGTGTAAATCCAAGGGAGTTTTCAGCCTATGAATAATGATCATTTAAATGTAAATAATATCGCTTGTGGAGCGACAGCAAAAGTTTCCGCTGATAGTGGCAACTTTTTTCGTGTTACCGCCATACATAACGGTCACACTTCCGCTTCTACAGTAACTTTTGCCGATGATTCGGCCTTAAACGCAATCACCGTGGGAGCGGGCGCTAGTGTAGATTTAGGCGTTGCGCCAATCGTATGCCAAAGCTTTACCCCAGGCCACGCTGCAATTTCAGTTTTTTATCATAAAGGTTAAACATGGAAGAATTGAAATACACAACTATTTTTAGCTCCACAATCAAGCCTTTAATATCTGAAGAAAAAGATAAGTACCTAGCTATGGCTAGCCTGCTTGACGTAGGAGATTTTATCCCAGACGTAGATACGGAAAAAAACATTGACTTACTACCCATCGCTTTTAATGCTTGCGTGGCAAATAGAGTAAACAAAAACGGAGACGTTATTGATACTCCCACTGCATTAGAAATTTACGAAAATTTTATAAACAAACCAATCAATATCGAGCATAATAGAGATCGAGTGGTTGGAGCGATCCTAACCGCTGGTTTTAGCGAGTTTGGTACAGACAAGCAAATATCGGCGGAAGAACTAAAAGATCATAAAGGCCCATTCAACATTACCTTGGGAGGTATCGTGTGGAAGGTTGTAAACTCCAATTTGGCTAAAATGATCGAAGATTCTGCTGATCCCACTAGTGAAAAATACCAAGGTATATCAGCTAGTTGGGAATTAGGCTTTTCTGATTATGATTTAGTCGTTATCGAAGGAGAAGAGAAAAACATCGAAAACGCAGAATTTGTGACTGAAACCGAGAAAATTGGAGAGCTCAAAGCGCACCTCAGATCGTTTGGGGGTACTGGAAAGCTTGAAGATGGCCGAAGCGTGTATCGCAGGGTCACAGAGCAAGTGGTTCCACTTGGAATTGGCCTCACAGAAACCCCAGCGGCGGATGTGCAGGGTGTAGCAATTCAAAAGGAGCAAGAAGAAGAAAATACAGAAGAAGTAAAATCTAGCGAAAAATTAGAAAAAACTTCTCAATCTAGTGATAACAATGTAAATAATAACAATCAATTGGTTATGAAAATCGAAAGCATCAAAGATATCAATGATGAGTCGTTGAAAACGCTAGAAGCATCTGCCGTTCATGATTTCATTCAAGAACAACTTCAGAAGGCTTCAGAAGATTTCTCTGCTCAGAAGAAAGAAAAAGAAGAAGCTTTGGAAGCCTCTGAAACAAAACTCAAGGAAACTGAAGAAGAGCGCGAAACTCTTAAGAAGCAACTTGAGGATGTGGAAGCAGGTCTTGCCGAGCTTAAAACCCAAGAAGAAGCCCGTCTCGCTCAAGAGAAATTCAACGAGCGCATGGCTTCTTTTGACGAAGAATTTCAACTCACCGATGAAGACCGTGAAGTGATCGCCAAAGATGTCGCTGACCTCGATGACGACGCCTTCGCTGCTTACGGTGAGAAAATGAAGGTTCTCCTCAAAGACAAGAACAAGAAAATGCTCGAAGAGAAGAAGAAAAAGGAAGAGGACGCGAAAGCTGCCGAAGCCGAAGCTTCTGAAGAGATTGTTGCTTCTGAGTCCGAAGAAGAGACACCCGAAAACGTAGTTGATGATGCTATCGACAATGCCGAAGTGGAAGACAGCGCAGTTGCTGCTACTACCGACGCTCAAGAAGCAACCACCTACGAAAAATACAAAACCGCTTTCAGTATCGATAATTTCGATTTGAATAACTAATATAGGATTATAATACTATGGCAACTAAGTTACATCCATTCAGACAATATAACGAGAACGACGTTATCAATTTGTTTACCTATGATGGTACTTCTGTTGATGCTGGTAGACTTTTGAAGCTCGATTCGAGCAATCAATGGTCTGGGCTAGGGAGCGACGATTACGTCGATCTCGGCTCCGATACTGGCAACAGCTACTCTAATGTCGTTTCTACTCAATACTCACTGAAAGGCAAGCTAGATTTAGCTGGCCTTGCAGATCGTCCACTCGGCGTAAATGTTATGGCGATGGCTAACACTGATGAAAACGGTGAAAAGCTTCTCTACAACCCGCGTAAAGCCGCTGAGATGGGAGTCGTAATTCCAGGTCAAGCAATCCCTGTTGCAACACGAGGCGTATTTATTTACAACTCTGATGAAACAGCTTGGACAGGATCAACTGTAAACGCAGGAACCGTTCTTTACGGTGCAGCCAACGGAATTCTTTCTGATTCCACTGGTAGTAATGCTGTGGCTGTTGGTGTGGCACTCGGTGGTAAAGCCGCTGTGACCAAGCCTTCTACTAGCTACAACGCTGCTCTTGTTAAAATCGACTGCTTACACAGCTAAAACGGAGACTTAATATTATGAAATTAAAGCTTAAAAATACTCCAGAACAAGTAGAGCTCATTAAAGCAATGGGCTCCAGAGACATGGCTGTGGCTAATGAGGCTTCTCAAGCATTCGCAGCTTTCGTTGGTCCCGTCGTTCGTGAAGTTCTAATGCAGGCTGGTTCTTCTTCTCTTATCTATTCCGATATGGAATTTGATGAGGATGATAGCCCTAGCTTACCATTGGACCTCTACTACGATGAGGAACAAAATCACATCACTGTTTGGTCTCAGGCCGTTGCAGGTGGTCTTCCCACCTCAGAGGTCTCTGGCATGAACGAGTTGAAAATCACCACTTACCGCTTGGACAGCGCTATTAGCTATCTTAAAAGATATGCCCGTAGAGGCCGTTTGGACGTGGTAAGCAAAGGTCTTGAGAGAATGTCTAATGAGGTTCTCATCAAGCAAGAGCGTAATGCTTGGGCGGTGATTCTCAAAGCACTCGCAGAGGCTAGCACAAACAGCTTGAGTCACGTTGTTGGTGGATCGACTGAGAGCGTTCTCGTTCCTCACGACATCAACAGATTGATGACTCGCATCAAGAGAATCAATACCTCTTATGCTGACGGTACTCCCGCCAACATGAGCGCTAAAGGTATTACCGACATGTTCGTTTCTCCTGAGATCATGCAGCAAATCAGAGCATTTGCGTACAACCCAGTTAACAGCACTGGCACTAACACTGATATCCCGTTGACCCCGAACGTCAGAGACCAAATTTGGAACTCTGGTGGCATGGGCGAAATCTACGGTATCACCTTGCACGAATTGTTGGAGCTTGGTTCTTCCAAGAAGTACAACACCTTGTTTAAGGCTCTCATCGATTCCGCTGGAAGCACCATCATTGGTGGTGGAGACACTGGAACCTTCGCTGACGCCGCAGACGAGATTCTCGTGGGTGTTGACTTGACCAGAGACGCCTTCGTGCGTCCTGTGGCCCGTCAAGCTGAGAGCGGTGGCACATTCACTGTGCTTCCTGACGATCAGTTCGTGGCACGTCAAGAGAAGCAAGGCTTCTATGGCTTCCTAGAGGAAGGCAGAGTCTGCGTTGACGCCAGAGCAGTTGTTGGCTTGGCTATCTAAGTTGACAGCACAAAATTTCCCTCACCCGAAAGGGTGGGGGATTTTTTTTATATTTCTGTGTAATAAAACTTGGTAATACTAGGTAAAAGGCTTCAAAAATGGGAATAAAACGTAATCCATATTTACGACATATAGATAGCTATAAAGACGACTCTAAGGCTTTTTACAGCCTCACCAGAACCATTGGTCTAAGAGCGGATCAAGTTGACCCAATTTATCTCACGACTGATGGCAAAATTGTAGCCAATGGATTTGTAGACAAAAACGATAATATTGAATTTTACTTAGACAAAAATTCTAAGCTTTCCTATAAGCGGCAATTAGATTCGAATACTAGCGCAAAACACTCTTTTGATCCTAAAGAAACTTTCACAAAGACAGGTATTGCTTTCGAAATATTAGAGGGAGATTTTAATTATTACGAAAATGCTACCGAATATTACGACAAAAAAGACTCCCTTAAATTCAACTACCTAAATAAGACCACTAAAAAGCTAGTAGAAAACAACAGCAGTGGTCCTTTTGTCTTTCATTTTACTCATGAAAATGGCAACAAATATCCCTTACCCCATATAAAAGGGAGTTGGTTTCCAGCTTTTAATTACGACATTCATATCTCTCCTACTAATTACCTCACAAACACTAATGATATTATTGTTATAAAATCTGGAGAATACAAAACTCAATCTGACGGACCAGCGACATCTTTGATTGACGTTCTGTTTTACTCAAGCGGCACAACTGGAAATATATACATTGATACCTTATCAATCCCAAATCACTCGGCCTCATCTTATGCAGAGCTAGATGATTCTGTTAAAAATGTAAAAATTCCAAGAACAGGAAATTCAAATTATGGAGTAGGGGCTACAAAAACTGACACACCTTCAGGCCCAGTGGGTGTTTTCAAAAATGGTGTTTTAGCTTTTAGCTATAAGAGCTCAAACGCTTGGACAGGCGCGGGTACTTATACAGAAAACTCTTACATAGCGAACAGATTTGACAAAGACAGTTGCGAAGGTTTTACAGCTTTAGGTCCAGATTTGGAAGGGGTTGTTACCCCTATTAACACATACCATTATAAAAGTGCTCCTAAATGTATTTACGATACTGATTCTACAGCACACTCACCGTTATTGGGTTACGCATTTGATGGTAATCCTATTTACGGGCCATACGGATACACAACAGCTTTAGATTCAGGCAGCGCACCAAAACTTATGACCCCAAGCTGGAGGCTTAAGGGGTTATCAAATAGAACTAACGGTCCAGATTTTGACAGTTACTTTTATCCTTCGGGATACTTTCAGGAAGATTACGAATACGTTAGTGGTTTAGGAGACCTAGATAGGTATAATGGTAGAACTTGTATAACGCCAGAATACCCAGGCGGGGTTTACGCTTATTTCACTACAGTGGATAGCTCTCATGAACCAGTGTTTCCATATATTATAGGAGATAAATTTTATGGAAAAGTCGAGCAACAAAACTACAGCGGCGTAACTGTAACTGAACCTGTTAATTTGATTACTGGTTTAGATGAGCTAAGTCAAGCTGACTTTGATGTTTCTCTATTTGAAGATAGTATCTACGGCCTTAAATTTACTAAATCTTTTGGGTTAAACAAGGAAACTATTATCTGGGTTTCACCTCATGAACTAAAATCTTACACTGGGGTTTGTTTAACAACTGGAACTTACCAATACATTGGCGCAACTGGCCAAAGCGCTTCGTTTAGCGGCAATTTGTTTACTGCGTCAGGCAATTCAACTTATGCTTCGTCTAGTTTAAACAATAAATACATTGCAGAATCCAGAGCTTTAAGTTATCCAAGTTCAGTAGATTATGCGTTTGCTGGAAAAACTCCTTTCTCTGGGGGAGTTGCGTATGTTAGAACTGACCCAGATACTGTCACGCAGCAAATTGTAAATGGCTATACTGATCTTGGAGCAACAAATTTTTACACTATATACAGCGGCTACAAAAACGGAATAGAAAGCGTAAAATCTGGAGCTAAAAATCCAAATTTTGAAACAGGAGTATGGAATGGAGTTATCCCTTCTGGTGTTCCATTTAAAATTGAAGTGTGGTCTTTTAATGGTGGTTTATGTGGCTTTGAAGATAGAATTTCTATACATCCAGTAGAAGATCATCCAGCAGTATCAAACAAGCAAATAGCCATGAACGGCATATTTACAGGCGTTGGCGATTCACCACAACAGGCACACACAGATATGATTGACAAAGCGGATAAATTTTTTAAGAGGCAAATAAGCTCATACCTAATGAGTAGTGGCGTTATTGACTATAATTCTAAAACAAAAAAATTCGGTAGATTACTGAAGAAAGGGGTTGTATCGTGATAGCTTATAAAAAAATAAGATTTTCTAAGCTTTTTGTTTTTGAGGCGGATTTGATTTACATACCTAAATCTCTAAACAGAAAAGGTATTGACCCACTACCGAAATATCATTTAAGGCCAACTAAGCTGTTGGAGTATCAAGATTTTTCGTACAATCCTTCTTCAGTTAACAATGGCTATGTAAAGAGTAAGAATTCAAATTTATATGTTAAGAACATAGATTTTGTTGACGTTGATTTTGTGTCAGACCTTTTTAACTTTATCAAGAAAAAACCACCTTATGGTTTTACTAGTGAAATAGATTATGAAGAATTTGTGGAAACTACTTTCGACTTTAGCTACTCCAACACATTGGGGGCAAGATATAACGCTAAATCAAACCAAGCGGTTTTTGTAAAAGAAAATATAGACCCACTAATTACCGTAGAACATCTTTATGTAAAAACAGAAGCAAGTAAGATACAGTCTTTTTATAACACTGATTTTGTAAAAGTCGGAAAACATTCAAGCGTAAACGTATTCAACTCTAACGTTTAGTGTAACTTTAAAAAATGGGACAAGTATATATAAATCTAAAAACGAAACTAGCAAACCGCTACGATACTGGAGAAATTTTTACAGTAACGGCATCTGGTGACGTTACAGTGCATAGTATAACTGGTGTCATATCGGCTACTCAAGATGGAAATCCTGCTCACGTAAGTATTTGCAATTTAGTTAAGATTTACAGTGACGCAGGCGAAGCTGGTTCAGATGTTACAACCGCTAGTGCGGCAGAAGTAGTCGGTATTGTGGTAAAAGACGGTAGCGGCGATAATAAGCTAGATAGTTTTTTGGTGATTAAAAGAGGTGTTGACCTCGACGCTTATAATAAACCTGAAGTTAGAATTTTAATATCAGGAGGAAGCGATTATACTAATAGCGGTCATTACGCGGCTTTTGATATCACCTTGGGCGATGGAGGGTCAGAAACCGAATCAATACTGGTGGCCAATAACGGAGCCCCCGTGGGTTACACCAGAGGTGATCTATTTCTTAAGCTTGGTACTGACGGAAGTCTTCTTCCTGATGATGTGAATGCAAGCTCATCACTTAAAGCGTTATTTGATAAGGCTAAACAAGTCGGTATAAACGAAGCCTCTCCGTACAATATTTTAAATAAAAAAATAAACTATGATGATTTAGGCGCGGGAAGGAACAAAATGCTGTTGGTTGTCTCCGCTCACAGTCTTGGGCAGAGCGCGAAAGAAGCGAAGACTCAAATAACTGAGTACAACACAAGAGGTCAAGCCGACGCAGATTATAACGAAAGAGTAACTAACGTAAGTATTAGAGAGGCTAACGCCAAAGCAAGAGGAGATGCCGAGCAAGACGCAATAACAGATTGGTATACAGAACTTGAAGATTGGCAAGACAGAGGGCAAGGCTCTAGAGACATACTTCAGTACACTGGTTTTTCTGAAGGAGTATCAGTTGATCCAATATGGAATGCTGCCGTAAATGCTGTTTCTAATTGGTTGGGGGGGTACGGTGTTACTGGGGCGGCAAGAGTTCAGGAAAGTATTGATTTTTTTAACTCAGTAAACGTAGACGAAGGCGAAGTGTTTCCGACCTTAAAGCCACCTAATTACCCAACTGCTACCCCACTTATTGACACGTCATTTAATCCTGTTGCTGTTCCAAGTAAGGTTAATCTTGCGGAAAAAATAAGCAAAGCAATCTTAATCAAAGCAGCGTGTTTTGCGGCTATAGCCACACTTGGAGGTATTTACAGTAGATTAAAAGGCGTAAGCACAACTGTAGCCAGAACTTCGAGCAGTAAAGTCAATTACTGTGCGGCGATTTGGGCCGAAGACAACAAAGACGGAGTTGTAGTTAGCTGGTTTAAGGCTGAAATGAGAGCCTATGATATATTTAGCCATATAGTGACTATTTTCCAAAGCATAGGTAGCGTAATAGGTTCCATAAAAAAAGCTTTCGGGCAAGGTGGTCAGTTAAACGCTTATCAAGCAGACGCGCAACGTAGAATAGAAGCCATGTTCTACGGCTGCACAGCAGGTAGTCAAATAGAGTCTTTAAAACAGCTTTACACCTTGCTTGGGAATTACATAAAAGAGTACGATAAACAAAAAGGGGTAAATTTAAAAGATAATTTAGGATTCAAAAGCCGAGAAGAGCTTAAAAAGTTTATTCAATTTTGTGATTTAACGAGAGGGAATATAGCAGTCCATTTAGATGGCATAGCTTACTATTGGCAAACAGCGCAAAGTCCAAAATCTGTTCAGCCAAAAATTGCTTATGACAAAGTAATTGTAACAAACAAAAGAAAAGGGTATGGAAAGATAGACCCAAATAGTTTAAGAATAGAAAATCAGTACACAGCTAGGCCAGGTGGTTGGCTTGAATTAGTTCCAGCAACAACAGTTAACACCACTCAAACTGATTTACTAGATCACACTGGTGGCGGTCAAGCTTTCAATATATATGGAAACCTAGGAGCAATAACTCCAGAAGGAGCAAAAGCTCCAGAGGTGGTTTCTGTAACGCTTTCTGCTGGTGGAAACATAGAGTTGGTAACTTTAAACAACAATGGTGGAGATGGATTCTTTTTCGAAAAAGAGTCTTTAATAGTTAGATTCCCAGGCGCATCTTGGTTTAACGCGCAAACGACTGCCAAGTCAATAATGATTCCATCAACCACAGATAATGTTCCTCCCCCTAAACCAAGCCAAAGAAACCAAGGCGTACATAAAGAAATAAACAATCCCAATGAAAACTCTCAAGCTTTGCTTGTTAAGTACAAAGGTATTTTTGATTCAAACTCACAATTTATAAATACAAACGTTCAATTTGTAGCAAATAAGGCTAGTGATTTTAATACGTTCGTAAACGCTATCAAAAGAAGGCTTCCCAAAAAACAATCTGGAAGCGGGGGAGCACCCCCCACTAGCGCTGAAGAAAATCAGCGTATATTAGATTTAATATCAATCAAAACTTGGACTCCTACTTTTGGTGAATGTAAAACTTCAGAATTTGAAAACCTAGATGATGATTTAGCAAAGACTTACTTTAGAGACCCTACGGCTTATAAAATTAAAATAGCTAATCAATCCGTAAAAGAAAGCTTGTGTAAAAAACAAAGCTGCGGGGTAACACATATTTATTCTCAAGCCCCCCAGATCAACGAAACTTTTAAAGTAAACCCAGAAAACACAAAAGAAACCCTAGGTGACGCAATGTGCGGTAATGTTACCGTAAAGTATAATTTGCACCCAACAGCAGAATGGGTAGGAACCGATGAAAACTCTAAAGGCTTTTTTGCCAACCTATTTAATACGGCAAGTTCTTTAGATATAAATAAAGAGTTAAGAATAAAAAATCCCCCTGACCCTCAACTCAGTGCGCTTGGCCTTACGGGTAGAAACTCTGGTTTAAATGGGGATATAACTTTACCGCCAATATTCGGAAATTACTCGTTTGCTTTGGTTAATGATGAATCTGGATTTTGGAAAAAATTATTTGATAAGCTTATTCGTATTGCTACCCTTGGTGCGGCGAGCTTGAAACTAAAAGACCCAACTATAACAAAAGGCATTAGCGAATACCATAAAGAGATTCTTGTGGCTTATAACCACTACAGGCTTTATGGTAACGAGTTTTATGTAAATGGCGTACTTTCACCCCAATCGCTTACACCCGTTAAAACAGCAGGAGGTAGTATTTGGACCAGAAAAGACACAACTAATTTCTTTAAAAAGCACGTTAACAGTCTAAAAGCAGGGTATCAAGTAGTTGCTGACGCGGGAGGTTTAAAAGCCATAAAAGATGAAAGCGATGGAAGAGCATCAATTACTCCTTTACTGTCAGTTACGCAACAATTTTCTGGTTTATGCTACCCAGTTGTTAAAAATTATGGAATAGAAAAGAAGCCTTGGAGAGAGCGTGGAGATTATATATCTCTTGGGGCTTGGGGTCCAACGAAAAATAGTTACCAAACATCCGAAGAATACTCTATTGGCAGAGGTGATGGCAATAGCGCGGGAGGAAACGCTTCTCATTTACCAACGCAAGGCGCAAGCTTGGCTAATTTATTTAACGACGGAAGTAAAACTGACGATATGTGGAGTAATGTCGATGCTAGTGAGAAAGGTCTTGCGGCCAACAAAAAAGTATTTATTTCTCAATATCCTTATTTTGAACCCCTATTTAAAGGCACACAAGATAAGCTTTTAGAATTTTCCAGTTATTGGCCTAGATTTGAAGTAGAAGATTTTGAAATAGGTTTTAAAATTGCAAAGTCTGGTATTGTTGTTGGTAGTCCTAGTAATGATTTTCCTTTAACGCAAGACAAATTAAAAGACTTAACTGACCAAGAAATTGAAGATACATACTGTATTAACGTAAGACAATATGTAGAAGGGAGAGAAGCAGGGGAAGGGGTCCAAGCGATACCTAGCTTTAGCACGAGATACGGTCAGGGTTACTGGGAAAACCCAGACAATGGAAATAAAGAAGGATTTGATAGTGATAATTTAAAAAAGAAATTAAAAATCCCTACGTTTAAAGGGTCTAAAGTAGAGGGTAATGATTATATAAGTGGTGATCTAGCTATTAATAGCGGCGAGGCTCTTGCAAGCGCAGAAGGTCAATACTTAAGTTACACAGCATATGTTAACGAATTTCACATGTCGGGTGTCCCTGTTTTTCAAACAGGAAGAAAAACTGACCCCGTGCAGGTATCTGAAAAAACAGCTTACTCAAATACTAGCGCAAATGCAGCAACCGCTGCCGCCGAAGACCTTTTAATAGCAGAATCAGAATGGTATTCTAGAGTAGGCCAATTAGACTCAAACGGCGATCCTTTAGCTAGAAGCGGAGTTAAAGATGGTTTTCCAAGTAGAGTAACTGCGACTTGGTTTGGGGGAGAATGGACGCCTATTGAGCCTGCGATTGTAGGCAGTCAAACAAAACACATCACAGGCAAGGGCCACAATGCCACAGCAGCAAACGCGCAGTTTACAAGCCTTAGAGCAAGCGCTTGTAACGAGGGCGAGATTGATGGAGTAATTTCTAACACTGTTACATTTAGTGGTTCTATAACTGGAGTCGGATCAACTAACACTACTGCGTTAACCAACGCAATGAATGCACTAAATACTTACAGCAACACTCAATACAATTTATTTGGAACAGGTTTAAACGTAGCTAGAACTAGCCCAGTAAACACAGCGGGAACAAACGCTCACAACTTCTTTACAACTGGCGCTACAACTTACGATGGCACTGAGCAA